CTAAACTTAATCGTGAATATGTACGTGTTCAGATCTCTCCTGAAACTGATGAAGATGATTTGATCGGTGGTTTTCGTTTAATCAAAGGTGAGACTGTGTTTCAAAAAGGTCCAGTGATTAAAGCTATGGAAGCTGGTGCGGTCTTAATGATTGACGAAATTGATCGTGGTACAAATAAAATTATGTGTCTTCAAGGTGTTCTTGAAGGTAAACCTGTTCTGATCAAAAAGACTGGTGAAGTTGTTGAGCCTAAAGATGGTTTCAATGTGATTGCCACTGCCAACACAAAAGGTAAAGGTTCAGAAGACGGACGTTACTCTGGTGCATCAGTTATTGATGATGCTTTCCTAGAGCGTTTCACTATTACTCTTGAACAGACTTTCCCTACTATTGCTACTGAAGAAAAAATTGTCATGAAGCATATGTCAAAGTTTGAAGCTATTGATGAGGAATTTGCTAAGCTACTTGTTGGTTGGGCAGATGCTATTCGTAAGACTTTTTATGATGAAGGTATTGACGAAGTTATTTCAACTCGTCGTTTATGCCACATCGTTCAAACTTTCTCTATCTTCGGTAAGAGAGACAAAGCGATTGCTCTTTGTGTAAACCGTTTTGACGATGACACTAAAGAAGCTTTCATAGATCTTTATGAGAAAGTTGATGCTACTATCAATGCTCCTGAGCTTGATGAAGAAGAATTACTTGAAGAGGCTGAAGCTTCTTTTAAAGATAACAATAACTGGGAGGACGAATAATATGAATCTATCAGCTCAAGAATATTTAGCGAAGCTATTAGCCAAGGAGAACTTATCTGTTCAACACGGTAATTATTCTACTGCTAGTTTCGATGTTGTAAACCGTGTACTTCGTCTTCCACTTTGGAAAGACAAAGGTAAAGACGTTTATGATCTTCTTGTTGGACATGAAGTTGGTCATGCACTATATACTCCTGCTGACGGATGGCATGATTCTGAAAAGAAGATCGGTAAGATTCCACGTGCATATCTCAACATCGTTGAGGATATCCGCATCGAACGTAAAATCCAAGAGACATATCCTGGTATTGTTCGTCGTTTCAAGAATGGTTATAAAGTTCTTTTCGATACTGATCTTTTTGGTACTAACGAGAGAGACATCAACGAGGCTGGACTTATGGACAGACTAAATGTTTCTTCAAAAGGTCGTGGCTATGTTCCTGTTGAATTCTCTGATGAGGAATCTCCATTAGTTAAAGAAGCTATGGAAGTTAAAACATGGGATGACGTTGTCAATGTTTGTAAAAAATTATATGATTTCATCGAAGATCAAAAAGAAGATGAGAAAGAAGAAGAAGATGAAATGGAAATGGGTATGCCAAGTGCTGACGAGGGTGAATCTCCTGAGAACGAAGGTGAAACTCCTATCTCTGGTGATGAGGAAAGCGATGACTCTGGTGAAGGTAATGGTGATTCTGATGGTGAAGATGAATCTGACGAAGAGCCTACTAGTGCTGAAGTTGCAGATGATGAAGCTCCTGAAGGTCATGAGACTTGGACTGAAGATACTCAAAGAGAACGTGAAGAAGATCTTCTTGAAAAAACTGAAAGTGATCGATACACAAGAGCCGGTCAGCCTCAATACTCAAGCGGCATGAGCGATGCAAATATCGAAAAGATTCTTTACTCTTACAATTATGCTAAATCATTACGTGATGAGTATGTAGAAGAATTGATGGGTGAAAGACTTCGTTATGGTGATGACCATAGTGCTTATACTCATGCAGCTTGCATAGAAGATTTCAATGAGACTAAATTAGTTTACAAGCAGCAAGCAAATCTTATGGCGAAAGACTTCGAACGTAAGAAAGCTGCATTTGAATATTCACGTGCTAGGACTGCAAAGTCTGGTAAACTTGATCCTTTAAAGTTACATGCATACAAAACTTCAGAAGATATTTTCTTGACTACTACTCAGTTGGCTCAAGCAAAGTCACATGGTATCGTAATGTTCCTTGATCTTTCTGGTTCAATGTGTGAGATCATCGAAGATGTTACTGCTCAAGCAATTACTATTGCTATGTTTTGTCGTCAAGTCAATATTCCTTTCGAGGCATATAACTTTACTTCTACTTCATACTGGAGAGAACGTGGTAAGGGTATTCGTGAGATGGAACATAAAGCTGGTGAGATGCATTCTGATGGTACTAAAGTTGTTGAGATGTTCTCTTCAAAGATGAACAAGAAAACTTTTGATGAAGCTGCTTATGTTTCATTTGCGATTGCAAAGGCACATAGCTACAACAACAAACACACTGCTTACCACATATCTGGTCACTATCTTCATGCTCTTGATGCTATGGGTTCAACTCCTCTTATTCAGACTGCAATGCTTGCAGCTAAATTGACTAAGGCATTCACACGTAAACATGCAATACAAAACACAAACATTATGTTCCTAACTGACGGTTATCCTGATGGAATAAATGTTGAACATGATTCAGATGCTAGTGTTGTGACTTCACGTGAGACAATGATTAACTTTGACGGTAAATTGATACGTGGTCAGGGTGGTCGTAAGATCTATGAGGCTGTTCTTGAAAGACTTAAAGAGATAACTGGTGCAACTCTTATGGGTTTCCACCTTGCGTATGATGCATCTACTTTCGGACAAGGCTATGTCAATGTTGATGACAATAAAGAATTTCACAAGGTAATCAAAGATTGGAGAAAAGCTGGTTTCGGTGCTTGGAAAAATGTTAAAGGTTATGATGACTATTTCATTATCAAGATCAATCGTTCTGCAAGGTTTGACTCTGATGTGTTTGAGCCTAAAAAAGCTGATACAATTAATGATCTTAAACGTGAGTTTAAGAAGTTTGCAAAGACTAAGAAAGGTAACAAGCAATTAGTCTCACGTATTACTGATGCGGTAGCGGCATGAAGAAGTTTGTTGCTCTTTTTACTCTTGCTACTCTCAGCGTTCAAGCAAATCAAAACACTTGGGATTATCCATTATTTGCTTTTGACAGATACAAGATTATAGAGTCTTATGATGGTAGTCATTATGAATTTCAATCGAGTCTAAGAAAAGATCAAGATGTCTTAGATGAATTTAAAACTTCTGGAATACTTAGTTATCTATTATTTGAGAATGATAAAATTGTAATAGATGAGAGTAAATATTATGATGTAGTAGGTGATGGTCCATTACCTTCACACTCAATGGGTAAAAGTTTAGTAGGTTATATCACCGGACATGCAATTTGTAATGGTGATATTAGTAGTACTAGTGAAAAATTAGATTGGGATCTACTTGAAAATACTTTATACCATAATCAACCATTAATTAATCTTTTAAATATGGTAGCTGGAGATCAAAAATATATTGGCATGTATCATTATCCACAAAGTGATAATTTCTTAAAGTATTCGAATATCAATTCTAATCTTTACAGCCTTGAATACCTAATGGGTTTAGAAAAGGAGCTGGCCAGAAAAGGAAAACAAGTTTATAACTATAGTGCTCTCACTACTAATATCATACTTAATTATGTATTACATAAAAGTGGTTATGATATATTAAATAAAGTTTTTACTACTCATGTCAAAGTAAAAAAACCTGTGTACTTTGCGATGACACGTGAAGATGGCAGTGAATATAATGAAAAACATAATGGTCAAAGTATGCGGTATAGCTTTTATGCAGATAGGTATGACTACTTACGAATAGCTAAAACAATAATGGATGATTGGAATAGTGATACTTGTATTGGCGATTATTTAAGAACAATATATGATCTTAGAATTGACAAAGGTGATGGGTATAAGAATGTAAAAACTGCAGTTCATAGCTATGCGAAAAGTTATGGTGGTCAATTTCATTTTGATGTTGATGGTCTAAGTCAAACTATTATTGGACTTGATGGATTTGCAGGTCAAAATATTTTAATTGATGTAGACAATGAAAAGATCATAGTGATAAATTCAAAATATGCAGACTATGATTGGGAAGAAATTGTTTATGAAAAGTATGTACATTAAGCAATTACATGTTATAATATAACTATATTTGAAAAAGGAACTATATGAAATTTAATGAATTACAAAACATCAATCAGTTGACAACATATGTTGAGAGCACATACTCTAAACATTATGCTGCTCCGAATGGTGTACAAAGTATGGATCTGATCTCTGCTTCAGGCTTAGGATTAGATTTTTGTCTTGGCAATGTATTAAAATATGCATCAAGATATGGTAAAAAGAATGGAGCCAATCGTGAAGATCTTATGAAGATCATGCACTATACTCTACTTGCAATTAATGAACATGACTTAAAGGAGTCGAATAATGAAACTTAGTAATGAAATAAAAGATGTATTGAGCAATTTCCAGTCGATCAATAGCAATATTGCTCTTGGCGAAGAAGGTGGATTTATCCGAACGATGTCCACTTCTAAAACACTTATGTCGAAAGCTAACATACCTTTTGATGCTCCATATCCATTTGGCATATATGACTTAGGTGAATTCCTAGCTTGTCTTAATATGTTTGATGATCCTACATTGTCATTTGATGATGATAAGAAGTTTGTAAATATCACTGATGGTATTACAGCATTTAAATATTACTTCTCCGATATCGACATCCTGACAGTTCCTACAAACGATATTAAATTAGATTGCGGTGATCTAAAGTTTACACTCACGCATGATGAATTAAACCAATTACGTAAAGCTTCGTCTACTCTTAAAACTAGTTGGCTAAGTATACGTAAAAACCCTGCTGCGATGTTTATCGAATGTGTTATTGTTGATAAACAGAATCCAACTTCAAATCAATTTACAATGAACGTTGCGAATTGCAGTATAAATACTGATGCTGAATTTGATTTTGTGTTTGACATAAACAATTTCAAATTTAAACCTGCTGACTCTTATGAGTTTGGTATTGATAAAAAGCAGGTAGCATTAATTAAGGCGGGTAACACAGACTACTGGGTTGCTCTTGATAAAACTACAACATTTAAGGAATCGTAATGGCAAAGAAAGAAACAGCTCCAGAAACTGTAGAACAAGCACCTGTACCTCAAGGACAGGGACTCAACCTAAGTGACATAAGATCTTGCGTTGCAATAATTGATATTGTAACTAAGCGTGGTGCATTTGAAGGTGCCGAGCTATCTGATGTTGGTGCAGTACGTAATCGTTTAGAAGGTTTTCTAAAAGCTGCAGACGAAGCTCAAGCAGCTAAAGTAGCAGAAGAAGAAGTAGCTACTGAAAAGTAAGTATGTACTTTTGACAAAAGCATGGTATAATAGTACCATGCTTATTATATTATGAGGTGTATGTGAAAGAATTTTTATTCGTAGAAAAGTATAGACCACAAACCATTGAGGATTGCATTCTCCCTGAAGGCTTAAAGGAAACATTCCAAAAGATAGTCGATAAGGGAGAACTCCCCAATATGATGTTTACAGGTTCTGCTGGTGTAGGTAAGACTACTGTAGCCAGAGCTTTATGTAATGAATTAGATCTTGACTATATGTTAATCAATGGATCAGAAGATGGTAACATTGATACATTACGTGGTAAGATCAAACAGTTTGCAAGTACTGTATCACTTCAAGGTGGACAGAAAGTAGTCATACTCGATGAGGCTGATTACCTAAATCCACAATCTACACAACCTGCATTGCGTGGGTTCATAGAAGAGTTCTCTTCTAATTGTAGATTTATATTAACTTGTAATTTTAAGAATCGTATTATTGATCCTCTTCATTCAAGATGTTCTATATATGAATTCAACTTAGGAAACAAGGCAGAGATGGCACAGGCATTTATGGCTAGGCTTCAATTCATTCTTGATTCCGAACATATTATATATGACAATGCAGTAATTGCAGAACTCATTATGAAATACATACCAGACTGGAGACGTGTCATTAATGAATGTCAAAGGTATGGCATGAGTGGTCATATCGATACCGGTATTCTTGTTACTCTATCTGAGACAAGCATAAAGGGATTGATGGAAGATCTCAAAGCAAAGAACTTTAAGAAGATGCGTAAGTGGGTTACAGATAACATTGACGTAGAATCATCAAAGTTGTTTAGAATGATTTATGATAACATGACAGACTATGTAGAACCGCAGAGTATTCCTCAAGTAGTTCTTATATTAGCAGACTATTCTTATAAGGATAGCTTTGTTGCTGATCATGAATTAAACGTAGTGGCATGTATGACTGAGATCATGTCCTCAATCAAATTCAAATAGGAGATTTATGTTACAAGAATTTGCAACTTATGCACAGATAATTAC